ATTCTGCCGAACATGCGAATCTACCAGCCGCTAACGCAGACTTACTACGAAGTTAGCCGAGTGCTGGCGATGGACAGCAACACGCAGTTGATGATTCAGGCGACGGAGGTGGTTGTCTGATGGCAAGAGCGAAAATGGCTATTGAGTCCAGCATCAGCGAAGACGTCAAGATTGAAGACTACCTCCAGCGAGTCGATTTGCTGGTTCGTGGAAAAGCACTGGCCGACGCACTGAAGGCAGCGTCCAAGATTGTGCAGAAGGATGCACAGGCACGGATTCCACGCAGCGACCGCACCGGAACCAACAAGAAGAAAAGCAAGAAGCAGCGGGACCGTGACATGCTGCGGAAACCCCTGGCCGACAGTATCGCTATCAAGATGGTTTCCAAGAATGACGGGATGCTGCACATGGCGATTACCGGCCAAAAGCTGGAGCCGCACATGAAAGGCAAGGACCGGAAGAACACGACCGCACACGGGCACCTGCTGGAGTTCGGGCACAAGGCGTACTTCTGGAGCGACAAGCCAGCGACACGCAAGACGTTCGTCGAGGCTAAGCGGTGGCTGGCACCTGCCGTTGATTCAACACAGATTCAGCAGAACCAAGCGGTTATCAGCAGCCTCGAAAAGTCTATCAGGAGCAGCCGCTAATGCCGGACATCCTGAACAGCCTGCGGATTTACCTGAAGACCAAGTCGGCGATCACGGCACTGGTCGGCAGTGGCGACGCGGCCCGCATCTATTTCCACGACGCCAAAGAAGGGGCGACCATGCCCTATATCGTCATGGAGATATTCGAGGGTCAGTCGCTGGAACACCTCGCCGGAATCAGCGGCGTGTGCAGCAACCGCATTCAGATCGACTGCTACGGCGTCACGGCTGCGGCTGCTTACGGACTTGCGGAAGCGGTACGTCTCGCACCTCTGCAAATGTTCCGGGGTTCGATGGCCACTGGCGGCGACTTGGTGCGGGTGTTGAACGTCACCGGCAACGTTAGCTATCGTCGGGGCTTCGATCTGCCAGTGTCTGGTTCAAGTCAAAAGCGTTACTGGGTTTCTAGAGACTACATCGTCATGTATCAGGAGGCGACAAGCTAATGGCAAACACACGAATCGACACGGGGCACGGCGGCAGTATCACGTTCGGAACCAGCAGCCGGGCACTTAACTGGCTGACCATCGACGCAGGCGAGCGTTCCCGGCCAGCAATTGACATCACGCATCTGGCCAGCACCGCACCGACCTACATGGCGGGCGACTTGGAGGAACCGGGCGAAGTGACGCTGACGGCACAATTCGACCCAGCGGCGACAGCAGGCTGGTACGCAACCAGCACCACATCGGAAACCGTGACCATCACCTGGCCGGTCGCACCTGGCGGGACCACTGCCGCAACCTACGCCGGAACCGGACTAGTTACACGGGTGAAGTTCCCGACGCTGCAAACGAACCAAGTTCAGACCTGCGAACTGACCGTGAAATGGACGGGAGCAACCCCGCCAGCATGGACCGCAGGCAACTAATTGGAGGCAACGATGGCAGAACGTGTACGGCTGGCACCACATCCGGCCAAGGACAAAGACGGCGGCCCGCTGTTTCCGCAGCTGCGAAGCATCATCGCTGACGGATACGGGCTGGTTGGCTACACCGGCGACCCGCCCTATCACCGGGTTCAGTTCATCAACTGGTTCGCATCGCAGGAACCGTGGATTGTGACGGCGGTAAAAGTGCTGGTCGAAACGGAGTTCGGCATCAAGCCTGACCAGATTAGCAGTGTACCGGAACCAGTGGCAGTCAATGAGGAGGACGACGAGTAATGGCAAATGAAATCAGCGTCACGGTTGGGGCAAGCGTAACCAACGGATATCTGCGGCAAACGACACAGACACAGACGCGGCAGTTTACGCAGACGACCGCACGGGCTGGCAGCGTTTGCCAAGACGTCGGCACCTCGGAGGAAACGGTAGCGTTTGGCGATGTCGTGCCGGGCTACATCGTGGCGACCAACTTGGATACGACCAACTTCGTGAGCCTGCGGTTTGTCAGCGGCGGTGCGAACGCAATTAAGTTGCCAGCCAATGGCGGGCAAGCCTGCTTCCATATCGGGGCTGGTGTGACGTTATACGCCATCTCAGACACGGCGGCGTGTAAGGTCAAGTTTGATTTATACAACACCTAAGGAGCAGACGGTGAATCGAGAGCAGTTTTTAAAGGCACGGGAAACGAAGATTGTCAGCGTTGACGTGCCTGAGTTTGGCGTGGTCAAGATGCGGGAACTACCTGAATCGATGCGGGTGCGGGAGTTTGACCTGTGGCTGCGTCCGGGCGACAAGGTAAACAAGCAGCGGCAGCAGGACGCACGGCTGAAGATTGTCAGTCTGTGCGTGGTTGGCGAGGATGGCCAGCCTTATCTGACGGAAGACGATTTCCCGACGATGCGGCAGATGCCATCGGCGGTAGTCACACGGCTGGCCGATGTGGCGATGTCGCTGGCCGGGCTGAGCGACGAGGACATAGGCGACAAACTAAAAAAAACATCCGGCGACTGAGGCACAATCATCGGCGTTTTTTGCACCTGAAACTAGCCGAACTTAGCGGCAGGCTGGACGCTGATGCGGTGGCCGACGAACTGGACCGGGAGCAGTTGTTTGAGTGGTGGGCGTTCGGCTACCTAAACGGCTGGTTTCCGGCAGCGGAAGAAAAAAAGGGCATGGACCCGCAGGCGGCAATGGACTTTTTCCAAAGGTTAGGACATGGCTAGCACGACAATCCACACGCTGTCCTACAAGATGGTCGCCGATACGCAAAGCTTCACCCGTGGCCTAGTCAGCAGCCGGTCCGAAGTGTCGGCGATGAAAAAGATACTTGGCGACACGACGCCGCAGGAAAAGGCACAGCAAGCCTACGCCAGGCTGAACAAGTTGATGGACGCTGGCAAGTTGTCCGTTGACCAGTATGAGCGGGCATGGTCGCAGGTCAGTGCGGAATTGATTACCGCTGAGCGTGCGGCAAAGAACTTGGCGGCTGAACAGGCCAAGATGGCCAAGGGCATGAAGACTACCGTGGCGTCTGGTGGCAAAAACGCAACGGCGATGATGCCGTTTGGCGGCGACGTAGGGCAACTGGCTAAATACGCTGCTGGGTTCTACACCGTCAACGAAGCCATCCGCCAATTCAGTGACGAGTTCGACAGGCTGGATAAAAACCAAGACTTCGCCGAAAAGTTCGGCATGGCCTTGGACGACTTTGAGCGGTTGCAGTTTGCACTGACCGCACCTATTGGCGGCGACTTGGAACGCGGCACTGCCTTAGGTGTCATCGAAGCAATGCGGAACAATATCGCATTGGCCAGCCGTGACATGGGCAAGGCAAAAGTATTCTTCCAAGAACTGGGCTATGAAATCGACCAAGTCGCTGCATTGTCCACAATGGACGCCGTTGACCAACTGCGAACGCTGGCAGCTGATATCAGCAAGCTCAGTAACGAAGACCAAGGCGTTTTCATTACAAAGTTATTCGGCACCTCGGAAGGCAAGTTAGTCCAATTGCTGGGCCAAGGCGAGTCTGGTGTGAATGCGTTGATTCAAAAGGCTAACGAGTTGGGCGTGACGCAGGGCGATGCCGCTGAGTCCATCATGAAAACTGCCGACGAAGTAGACAAGTTGTCGATGGCGTGGCAGGGATTTAAGACGCAGATGGTTGCCGACATTGCACCGGCACTAGCCGGAACGCTGGAAATGTTTCGCAACGCACGGGAGGGATTCGCCAACCGTGGCAATTTCGGCGTCAACGAAATCGGGCGAGGTATCGGAACGACGCTGATTAGCACGCTAAACACGGTCAACCCGTTCATGAGCCAAGACACCGTTAGCCAAGCCCTCGTCCAAGACACCATCCAGCGGCAGGTCGGGCTGGCACCTGGCATCATCGAACGCACGGAAGAACGGCAGCGTGAACTGCAATTGCAGCAGCAATCAAACCAACAACTACAGCGGCTGAATGAAAACTTGGAACGCCAACAAACTCAGCGAGACGCAATTAACTAATGGCAATTAACCGAACGAATCAGGAACTGGTGGAGCGGCTGGTCGACGGTTTCCTCCAGTACGACTACACCGAGACGTGGCAGGTTGACGCCAGTGGCCCGGCTGCGGCATTGGCTACGGCTGGCCTGCCGACTATCGGGACGGAGTATCTAATCACCGGCGTGGCACAGCCAGTCTATTGCTACCAGCGGCAACCCCGCAGGCGAAACGACACGCAAGCCAAAGCGGTGTTTGATGTCGTCTGCAACTTCACCAACGCTGTCACCCGGTACGAGCGGACGGTCGATGGACTGCCCGCCAACGAACCGGAGCAGATTGTGCCACGGGTTGATATTGCGTTTGAGGAATACAGCGAGCAATCACCGACTGCTCAGTTTATCGGCATCTTCGAGGCATCGACGGACCACACACTAATATCGCCAGCAACCAGCCGGGTAATTCCTGATTACCTGCCCACGCCGCAATTCGGTGCCGAGGTGGCAATCGTCAATTCTGCAAATGACAACGTGCAGAACGTAAACAAGCGCAGCCACACAAAGCGGGTCACTTACTGGACCTGGCACCGGGACTGGGACGCAGCATGGGATAATTTCTTGGATGCGGTCAACAGTGCCGAAGTCACCATCACGCAGTCCGACAAGGACGGGCAGCGGCTGCGGTACACGTTCCCCGCCTACGAGCTGCTGATAAACGACATCGTCAAAGAAGACCATTGGCGTGATGGCAAGTTGTATTTCCGGCGTGGCGTCGTGTTCGCTCACAATCCGAAGTCATGGTTTTTACAGATACCAGACCAAGGCTTCAATGAAATGATTTTCGCATTCCAGCCCAACGTCGACGGGTCACTGGTTACGCCGACGGATATGACTGAATGGTTCGGTGACAACCGAAGCGACTATGAATTCTCGCCGATCACGGTTTGGCGACCGGACCCGAACGGAAACAACACGGACCTGCTGCCGGTTGCCGTTGCTGACCCGCAGGCACTTAACGGATACGGGCGACTGCTGAAATGCCCGACGCCGGACGGGCCGGGATACGTGCAGAAAAAGCTGGTCTACATGCCGTACAACGTCAAGGACTTTTCCACGCTGGGCATCACCTAATGGACCTGACCGCAGACGACATCAAGACAATCCGTGAGATGCGTCGCTGGATGCAGACCAACGGGCAGCGTGGAACTGTGCCGCCATTTTTTCCACGCAAACCGCTGCGAAATATCCCGTCGTCTCCGCAGCCGATGAAGCTCATCAAAGCCCCATCTGGCGGCATCCCCGGTCGGGTCGGAACCTTGCTTGGCGGCGTCATCTGCGACGTGTGGAAGGAAGCGGCGACGACGCAGCAGATTGAGGACAGCGGGCAGGACATCAAGGTAATGAACTGGACCACGTCGGCGGTCTGCGTCAACGGCGACCGCTACGGCATCGCTGCGTGGATCAACGGCGGGTGGTATGTGATCGCTGAGGACTGCAACGATGAGGGCACAACGCTGGAGCCGGGAGCGGGTAGCGGCACAGGCGGCACGGTCGGCGAGGCAATTGATACGGGCACGCTGACGCCGGCCAGCATGGTCACGGGGTCGTATGAGATTCGCTATAGCGGGGCTGGCGTAGGTGGTGGGTTTGAGTAACGGAGGGCAGAATGCCAACACTGACTAAGTTTTATTCGTTCGTCGAAGCGGTTCACGAAAAAGTTCACAACCTCGGCAGCGATACGCTGAAGGTGCTGCTAACGAACACGGCACCGAGTTTGAGTAACACCGTCAAGGCGGACATCAGCGGCGAGTTGTCAACGGCATTCGGTTACACGGCAGCAACGATAACGGTCACGGCGTCGTCGCAGTCCAGCGGGCTTTATACGCTCATTGCCAGTGACGTGACATGGACAGCCAGCGGCGGCAGTATCGGGCCATTCCGCTATGCCGTGATCTACAACGACACCGCCAGCAGCGACCAGTTGATTGGCTACATCGACTACGGCTATAGCATCACCGTCGCCAGCGGGCAGACATTCACTATCGACTTCGACCAGACCAGCGGGCTTTATTACGCGAGCTAAACATGGTCGGTCTGATTGGATGCGGATGTTGTGCCTGCTGCCCTGAAGCGACGCCGGACTGGTCGGAATCGTTTACCAGTACGCCAACGCAGAACGGCAACCCGTTTGACGAGGTGACGCTGATAGATGGCACCGGCTGCAAGTCGCTGGCCCCGACGCCATCCAGCACGGCCACGACCAAGACAAGCCGACTAAAGTTCGACGCAGACAGCACGTCCCCCGTCTATCTGGGGTTTACTGGATTCCCGAACGGTGGGTTCTGGTTCAGCCAGTGGACGCACCAAACCGGCACAACCGGGCTACCTGTCCCATCGGCGATGGAGAACTGGACAACACCGGCAGCGGCACCGGGCCAAACTAATTCGATGTCCGTGGCCATCACGCACAAACTGCTGTTCAGCGTCGGCAGTGACATCATCAAGACGGGTGCCTATCACCTGTGGCAAAAGGACGTGACATCGACCACGCAAAACTACACGGCGACGATGTATGGGTTTGAGCAAGTCAACAACTCCAGCCCGACAACCCAGTTAAGCTACGGCCCGTTTACGCTTACGGGTGGCACTGGGCACCGCATCGGATTTACGGTTCGGCACTTCTTCCCCGGCCCGCTGCTGGCCCAAGACTGCACCAGCGTCTGGGAACGCAAACAGGCGTTAAGTCTTAATTTCAACCTCGGCAGTGACTGGTTGAATCTGCGAACCGCTGGCGACATTGAACGCAACGGCGAAAAGTTTGCCTGTTTCCTTGGCTGGGAAACTGAAGTTACTTGGACGACCAGCCGTGGCACTGGCGGCGGCGGATTCGGCGTGGGCCTGTTCGACTTCAAAGGCTCATGGATTCAGTGGCAACCGGCAACATGGACCAACTGGACTGGCGGATGACACCCTGCAAGCACCTTGGCCCGATTGCCTTCCACCTAC